ACGACCAACGGCCACATTGTCGCAACAAACAACGACTTGCGATTTACCAATGCGGGAGCCGTTATTGCCACAAGTTTTGAGGCGGGCGAAATGAGGGTTAGCAGCGAAGGTATCCGAACCACGGAATTTGGCGGAGCTTTGGATTTTGAAACCAAAGAGCTTATTACGGATGACGTAGTTGTTTTTTCATTTAGCTCCACATCTTTTATTTTGAATCAGCCAGTTTCTTTTGCTTCGACCGCAAACGCCGCCGCCAGCCGAACCAACTTGTCGCTTGGCCTTCCGGCCCTGACCAACACCAGCAACGTCACCACGATGCGGGCGCTGTCGGGCTCGACCAACACGAACCACCCGTTCAGCGGCAGCATTTCGGTAACTGGCACCAACAACACCAACACGCTCGTTTTCTCAAACGGCATACTTCAGTCGGTGCAATGAGCCTGCACGACCCCATCGAGTTTCTATCGCGGCCACTGATCGGCGTCTCGACATCAATCGGCAGCGTCATCGTGTCCTTGCTGCCTCACCTTGAGACTGCTGCACGCTTAGGAGTCCTTGGTCTTGGCCTCATAGCGGGACTGCTGACGGTTCGCAAAGCGTGGAGGGATCGGAACAAATGAGCGAGCTTTACGGAAAGTGCCCAGCGCAAGTTGATCTTTGTCTGCCCCAAGGACAAACGTGGGACACAACGCTGCTCTGGGAGGCAGACGGCGACCCCGTTGACCTCACAGGCTGGACGGCGCGCATGATGCTCCGCACGACAGCAGAGGCCGCATCGCCCACCGTTTCGCTTTCCACCGCGACCAGCACCATGACCGCGTTGAGCAATGGCGTCATCGGCCTGTCCTATTCGGCCATCTCATCAGCGGCCATCACGGCGGCGACTTACCTCTACGACTTGGAGGTGGTCAACCCCAGCGGCACAGTCCGCCGCCTCATGGAAGGCCGCGCCGTCGTGAGTCGGGAAATCACCCGCTAAAGCAATGGCTGAAACCATTACAATTCGCACGGGCGCGGCGACCGATGTGATCAAAATCATCGAGCGAGGCCCGCAGGGGCCGCAGGGCGCAGCCGGGGCAGGGCTAACCACCCTTACGCAGACGGGCGATATGCTTTACCGGGACGCATCGGGAGGCCAGCGCCTACCCATCGGCACAACGGGCCAGATCCTCAAAGTATCGAGCGGCGGCATCCCCGAATGGGGCGCGGCCCCGGCGTCGGGCGTGTCATCGGTCAATGGAGCCACAGGCGCTGTGACCATAGGCGCATTTTCATACGGAAGCGGGGGCGGCGGTCTTGTGCCGCAAGCCACGGGCGGCGATGCGGGCAGATTCTTAAAAGGAGATGCAAGCTGGAGCCTGCCAACAACCAGCGATGTGCAGGGGCTTTCAGACGCGCTCGCCGCAAAGCAAAACACAGGCGACTATGTAACCCCGACTCGCGTCGAGACAGATTACTTCGATCGCGGTGGAGACAATGCCGCCACGCGCCCCGGCACAGGCGGGCAGAAGCGCTACCAAATCGTTTTATCAAACGACACGCGCCTCACCGACGCACGACAAATGCTGTGGTCAAACCCCCCGCCTACTTCTCCCACCAACAACACCAGCGGCAGGGCGCTTGGCTCTATGTCCTATGACGGAAGCTACCTTTACATCTTAGTGCAAGAGGTTGGCGGGCAGTCCGCCCGATGGGCGCGCACACCAATGGCGGTCAACTGGTAATTTCTCATGGCACTCAACGACATCAAAGTTCCCAAAGAAAACGCGAGCGGCACGTTCGACGAAATCGCCTTGGCCGCGTCCGACCTCAAACTCGGCACCACCGCCAACCTGCCGCTCAAAACAGGCACCAACGGCGTAGTCGAGGCGGGGGCATTCGGCACATCGGCAGGGAGCTTTTGCGAGGGGAATGATGCGCGGCTTTCGGATGACCGCGACCCGAATCTTCATGCCGCAAGTCACCTCCCCGATGGCGCGGATGAGATTTTTGATCAGTCGTTGAATACAACGGACATGGTTAATTTTGCCGAAGTGCTAAGTTACGGGGCGGTTTCGGTTGGCAACGAAGCGGACGGCACACCATTCTATAAAGCTATTTTTGCTAATACTAGCGCAACTGATGACCACGTTTTGACGCTCCCAGACGCCTCTGGCACTATTGTCCTTGACTCCCAACTGGCAACCGTAGCCACCAGCAACAGCTACGACGATTTAGACGACCTGCCCACCCTCGGCACCGCAGCAGCAGAAGATACAACAGCCTTCGCCGCCTCTGGCTCCATCACCTCATCGGGCCTAACCCAAGCCACCGCCCGCATCCTCGGAAGGACAACAGCCAGCACAGGTGCCATCGAGGAGATCCAAATCGGCTCGGGCTTGAGTCTTTCGGCGGGGGAGTTGTCTTCCACCGTCAGCGCGGGCATCCCTGCAACCCTCCTCGACGCCAAAGGCGACCTCATCGTGGCCTCGGCGGCGGATACAGCGGCACGGCTCCCTGTGGGCGGGACGAATGGCCATGTTCTGACAGTCGATTCGGCGGAAACGCTGGGGGTGAAGTGGGCGGCGGCAGGTGGCGGATCGGGCGGCACGAAGACCTACGCAGTCTTCACCGCCGAACATAACCAGCCGCCATCCACGAGCTTCGCCACCCTCGACACGCGCAACAGCATCGCCGTCCTCGACTTCGATGCCGCCACGGACGAAAGCGCAGTATTTGTTGGCGTCATCCCCGAAGGTGCATCGCTCGGCAGCGGCCTCAAGGTTTTCCTTCACTGGATGGCAAGCACCGCAACAAGCGGCAACTGCCGATGGGGCGTGCAATTTGAAAAGTCTGGCACAGACCTCGACACGGACTCATTCGACACTGCCACCGAAGCGCACAGCGCGGCCAACGGCACAAGCGGCATCGAGACTGTGACCGAAATCACCGCCACGGCCATCGACTCGCTGGCGGCAGGCAACAGGTTTCGCTTGAAGGTCTTTCGCAATGCCGACGATGCGACCAACGACACCATGACAGGCGATGCGGAGTTGATCGCTGTGGAAATAAGGAGCGCGGCGTAATATGGCTTACAATTTTACAGCGGCGAGTAGTCAGTATTTGAGCGTAGCCGACACGGCGGCTCTGGACATCACGGGCGCATTGACTTTAGCAGCTTGGGTCAAAAGCAGCGGCAGCTATGCGGCTGGCGGGCGAGGTATCGTGGCAAAGTATGAAACTGGAACAGGGCAGCGCAGCTACGCAATGGCAATAAACGCAAGCGGATATTTGCAAGCTCTCATTGCATCAAGCAATAGCCCAGTAATTGTCCGCGCCGAAACAGGACAAACAGCACTTGGAACAAATTGGCGTCACTGCTGCATTACTTTTGCTCCTAATACCAACCCAAAAGTATTTTTGGACGGAACACAGGAAACAACAACCAACAACGGCACCGCCGCGCTAGCTTCAATTTTTAGCGGATCAGCGCCACTTTGGATTGGTGCGATTTCTAACAACTCATTTGTGTGGGACGGGTTAATCGCTGAAGCGGCGGTTTATAGCGCCGCGCTCACCGCCGACGAAATCGCTTCCCTCGCCAAAGGCATGACCTGTGACAAAGTGCGCCCGCAGTCGCTCGTCTTCTACGCCCCGCTCGTCCGCGAACTGCAAGACGTTAAGGGCGGCTTGACCATCACAAACAACAACACGGCGACAGTCGCCAACCACCCGCGAGTTTATGCCTAATCTCTACTACCGCATTTCCGACCCCAACGATGTCCGAGACCTTGGCGAGCAGATGGCTGCGTGGGAGCTTGCCGACAACCCGAAGCGTTTTGATTGGGCCGTCCAAAGCGCACCCCCAAGCGTAGATGCCGTGTGGACTGACGGCGCGTGGATCGTCCCGCCGTTGCCGACCTTCACCGCCGACGAATGGGTGGACGCCCAAGGCTTCGCGGGCAAACGCCCGACAACCCTGCTTTACCTGAAGCTGAAGCTCGATGCCGCGCAACTGACTTCTGCCAAGCTCGCCGCCGTGCAGGGATGGCTCGATGCGATGATTGTCGCGGGTGTGACCGCGCCCGATGAGAAGCGCAACGACTATCCTGCCGCGCCTTATTTGTTTGAGGAAGCATCGACAGAGGCGCTTTCTGTTCTCGCCGGGTAGGCTTTGACACCCGCGTTCGGGGCATGGAATACCTCGTCGCACGACTCAAAGAAAAGAGCACTTATTCTGGCCTCTTGGCCCTGCTTTCCGCCCTCGGTCTGGCCGTTGATCCCGAACAGTTTTCGGCCATCGCCGCCGCCGTGATGGCCTTGGTCGGAGTCTTTGAAGTCTTTCGCCGGGAGAGCAAGTAATGCGCGCCGTCATCTTGGCGCTGGCCGCGCTGGCCCTCTGCGGCTGCGCGGGATTGAAGTTGGGCGGCGGCTACCGCTTCGACACGAAGGAGTTTTTCATCAACATCGAAAAGCCGCTCGACGGCTTTAAGAAGTGAACTGGCTGAACAAATGCCTGCTGTCGTTTCGCTCTTTAATGGGGTCAAAGGTTGGCCGTCTGCCGACCTCGCCAAACTCCTCGGCCTTGTCCACGAAGAACTTCACAACCGCGCCGAGCATCACCGCAAAGGTGGAGGCGTCGAAGCCGAAATCAAAAAGCGCCCCGCCAAAAAGCTACCCGGAAAAGTTGCTTAACACGCCGAATGTGTCGCAGGGGCGGCGGATTGCCCCAAAGGCAATCGTCCTGCATCACACTTCGGGATCTTACGCGGGCAGCGTGGCATGGTGCATGAACCCTGCCTCCCGCGTGTCTTACCATTGCATTGTCGCAAAGGACGGACGGCGCTCTACGCTGGCCGATCCAGACGAAAGAGCCTGGCACGCTGGCGTTTCGTCCTGGCGCGGCAAGCGCGACTTGAATAGCTGGAGCATCGGCGCTGCCTTTGAAGGCGACACCTACAAGCGGCCACTTAGCGAGGACGAGATGGCGAGCATGGCGGAATACTTGGTGCCGCTGATGAAGCAATACAACTTGGCCCTTGGCGATGTGACCGACCACCGCACAGTTTCGCCGAAGCGCAAAGACGACTTGAACCCGACCGAGTTTGCGCGCTTCAAGGCGTATTTAGCCCGCCGCATAGAAAACGCGACGTAGTTTAAGCCACCACTTGAACTATTAAAGAAATGTCCCTGCGCTTTGAACAACGCCGCGCGCTGTTAAAGGCGCGCGATCTTCTGCGCGATTTGCTCCACCCGTCCACCCGCCCGAAGACCGTGCGGGAATTGCGGGAGCGGGCGCATGGCGCGCTGCGGCACTATCCGTTCCTCGACGAGAGGGGCGAACCATTGTGGTCGCAGGATGAATTTGACCAATGAGCGCGTGGCGGAAGTAGACGCAGGCCCATAAAGCTAAAGTTGCAGGTATCGAATCCTGCCGCGCTCGCCGTAACAAAAACATACCACTTTTTGTAACTTTGTGTATAGCGATGACCGCTTTGCTATACACAAGCGCGCATTGCGTATAGCGAAGTTCACACAAGGGGAGGGGCGATTTGCCCCCGCCCTTAGCGCCATCCCAAAGCAATCGCCATGAACCCCGCATTGGCGCAGGCATAGAACAAAAAACACGTTCCAAGAGCGGGCTGGCCCTGGCTCCAGAATCCGTAAGCCGTCCAAAGGTAGCAGACGGTGGTGATGACGAGGGGCCAGAAGGTCACGAAGCCTTATGCCTCCCGATGCTGATTTTTCCGTCATTGCACCGAGTCGCCGCCCACCGAACCACCGCGCAGACCAGCCGCTCCAAGTCCCGAACGTGTGTTTCGTCAGTCGGCGGGATGCAAGCGTGAGTCAGTTCGTGCGTGACGATGCCAAGCAGGTCGCCTTTCACCGCTTCGGGATTCAGCCACACGGTGCGCTTCTTGTAATGGCACAGGCCGTCGAGCTTTTCTTTGTCGGGTGGACGTTCCACCCGGACGCGCCACCATTGGCCGTCGAGCTTGAAGCGCATTGTGGGGGCGGGTTTCTTGCGCCGACGTTGGCCTTTGGCGGGCTTTTTCATCGCGGTCGGTAGTGCGGAGTCGCCCGCGAAAAACTGCCCACGCTAACGCGGAATTTCCGCACCTCACATCGTCCAGCGGCTACGGCATCGGCGAGCAGGCGGGCCGTCGTTGGCCGCGTCTTGTTGAGCTTGTCGGCAAGTTGTTTTGTGGTGAACCAGCCGGGCGGGACAACGTCTTGGACGGCGGGCGAGGCGAGGGCCGCGCACCACTTGGCGAGATCGGCGTCCGGGCTGGCAGCGCGCTTGCTCATAGGGGCAAACGGTAGTGGGGGGAAAGTGTGACGAGGTTCACAGTGCAGGCGTTGTCGCAGTATTCGCCGTAGGCAAAGCCATGCCGCCATGCCAAGGTCTGCCGCCGTCCTGCGGCATACTCCATATCGAGGCGAGCCAGGCAACCGATGTTGTAGCCAATGGCGTCCGTGTGCGTGCGCGCTGGCTCCATCGCCACCCGGTGCGTGTGCCCAAAGACGCAATGCGCGCCGATGGTTTCCGCCGTGTCGCGGGCCGCGCTGACGTTGAAGAGAGCGCCGTGCAAGAAGGCCGTGCCGCCCAGATACCGCACCGAGTCGCGGGCCATGCCGCGATAGGGGATGATCTCGGTTTTGTATTTGGCGAGGTTGTCGTGAATCTTCGCCATGACCGCGCTCGCCGCATAGGCCACGACTTGATTGGCGCTATGGGCAAGAGAGACAGCACGGGCCTCGTGGTTGCCGTGGAAATACATGGTGGGCCGCATCTCGTGGAGGAACGAAAGCCCGGCGAGCAGATCGTCCATGAGCGACTCGGCGCGGTCGGGGTCATCTGGATCACGGCGAGCGCCAGCGCGCAGGCAGGCCAAGTCAATGGCGTCGCCCAAGTGGATGCGTTGGTGTGGGTTGTAGCGGTCTAGGAAAGTCAGGAACGCTTCGCGGGCCTTGGGGTCGATGTCTGAACCGTGGGAGCAAGTCGCGGCTACCCAGCGTTTCCACTTTCGTGTAATGTTTGCCACGCAAGTGCGCGGCGTATGTCAAAACCCTATGCCAAAGGCTCAAAATGAAACCAGAAAGTAACCACTATTCCGACTCTATGTTATCGCCCGACCTTCTCAATTTCCTGTGTCGGATGGCACCATTTGGAGCCACTCAAACCAAGTAGTGTAGATTCGACCCCCTCCGCCGGCACTCTAATAATCAACGACTTACAGAATTTGAGAGAGGAAAGTAACCAGTTTTGAACCACTCGGTTGCGGCCTTTCTTTCCTGCATTTCGAGGTAGTTCTTCCTCACTACGGCCTCGGAGTTGCCCATTTCTAAGGCCACTTGTGAGGCACTTTTCACGGCGGCGCATCGGTAACTTCCGAAAGAATGTCGCAAGCCGTTCTTCACCCACAGGGCTCCTTTTCTACGAAGGCGCTTGGCAAGATTGTCGATGCGGTCTTGCGGGGCAACCATGTCACCCGGCTGCGGTTCGCTCTTGCGTATCCACGAGGCCAGCGCAGGCAAGATGGGAACAAGGCGGCGGCGTTTTGTCTTACAGATTTCGGGACGCACCTCGATGTGCTTTCTGCCGAGCTTAATGTCTTCCCATCGCAGTCCTTGGATCTCCTCGGTGCGTAGGCCAGCAAGGCCACCGATTGCCAGGGCGAGTCGCCATTCGCTTGGGGCGGCGGCAAGCAGGGCGCGGAACTCCTTTGGCGTGTAGATCGCCACAGGCTTTGTGTCCAAGGTCTTGGTGTGTGTGCGCTCTGGCGCGGTCATGCCGTCAGGGATGACCGCCGACTTGCGCGCCCATGAGAAGAAGCTGACGAAGGCGGTGCGGACGTTGTTGTAACGGCGGGGGCCAACAGGCAAGCGGTCGAGGTAGTCGCGGATTTGGTCGGGTGTGACTTCGCTCATGCGGCAAGGGTGGGCCTTGGCAAACTTGGCAAGGTCGGAGGCCACAATGCGCGTCTCTTGCACCTTGCGATCGTTGAGGTGCGCCATGTAGCGAGTCACGGCCTCGCTGACCTTGGGCGACTCCAGCCTCGTGGCTCGCCATTGCTGGAACTCAGAGAGCAGGGCCGGGCTGATCTCGGCCAAGTCGGCCTTGCCCACACGGATGGCTTTAAGCTGGGCGCGGGCTTTGTCGCGGGCGCGGTCGAGGTTTTTGGAGGTGCAAAGGATGCGCCGCCCGGCCTTGTGGGTGTGCCATTTCCAGCGTCCGTCAGAGGCCAGCCAAAGGTGGGCGGAAAATGATCCCACTTTGACCGTATCGGTT